ATCAGCAGTGTTTGCTGGTGCTAATCCTGGGATTGGCGACACTATTACTCTCGCGGCTCCTGGATTGCGCGTTGCAATGACTGCGGCTACTAAAGCAATTACTAAGATTGCTGCTTCTAGTCGTAACATGGCGTTTAACCGTTCAGCAATTGTTCTGGCGGCCCGTGCTCCTGCCCGTCCTACCGAAGGTGATATGGCATCTGATGTAATCATAATTACTGATCCACGTTCTGGTCTTAGCATGGAATTTGCCATGTACAAAGGCTATCGCAAAGTGCGTTATGAAGTTGGTTTGGCTTGGGGTGTTAAGAACATCAAGCCAGAGCATACCGCTCTACTGTTGGGTTAATTAAGACTAGCCTCATCCCTTTGCGGGGCTGGGGCTTTTAATTGAGGTTTATATGGCAACAATAGTCGTTGAAACAGGAACAGGGTCTGCTTCTGCAAATTCCTATGTCAGTGAAGCAGAGCTTGCAACCTATGCAGCGGATCGAGGCATTACGGTGACAGGAACGGCTGCTGAATTGCTTATTCGCTCAATGGATTATATTGAAAGTAAGGATTTTTTAGGCACAAAAGGAACGAGCGCCCAAAAACTTATGTGGCCTCGACATGGTGTAACGGTAAATGATTACCTGTTTGCATCAGATGAAATACCGCAACTATTAAAAGATGCACAAATTGAAACCGCTATTGCCATTGGCGATGGTGTTGACCCTCTTGATAATCAAGCCAGAGAAACAAGCAAAGAGAAAGTTGGCAATATTGAGGTTGAATATACTGCAACAGCAAGAGCGGTTACGTTCTTAAAAGCTGTCGATACAAAGCTAGCAAAATTAGTGAACCGCTCAACGGTAGTAACTCGTGTTTGATTATGAAGCGATAAAGAAAACCGCGACCAGCTTAATTGCAAACTTTGGTGCGACTGCAAAAATCACTAGAAACGTAGGCCGTAGATTTGACCCTGCAAGTGGCACATATTTAACAGGTCTTACTACTACGACAACCCTAAAAGGCGTTAGAGCGCAGTTTACTACCGCAGAAAAGCCGGGAATAGCTGTTCAAGATGGTGATGTACGCCTATTGCTTCAGGCTGGTATTTTAGTGCCTTTAATCAACGATGACCTGCTATTTGATTCAGTTAACTACCGCGTGATGAATGTTGTCACAGAATCCCCTGCTGGAACGGACGTTTATTATGACCTTCACCTCAGAGCTTAGAGGGTTTGCTGAAGCCTCTAATGAAACAATTCTGAACGTGGTTAAAGAAGTTGCTGTTGACCTGTTCACAGAAATTATTAATAAGACACCTGTTGGCGATCCATCTTTATGGAAAAGTTCGCCTCCTGCGGATTATGTGCCAGGTGCGTTAAGAGGTAACTGGCAATGCACGATAGAATCTCCAGCGTCTGGAAGGCTTGGGATTAGATCGGGGACTGATGCGATCTCTAGTATGGTTTCTGTCGTCGGTAAGTTAAAGGAAGACCAGGCAGTCTATCTAGCAAATAACCTACCCTATGCTCAAAGAATAGAATATCTGGGATGGTCACACGTCCAGCGACCAGAGGGAATGGTAAGGGTCTCAATGAGCAAGATTGAGCAGACATTATCTAAAGCAATAACGAAGGTTGCCGCATGAGTACCGTATTTTTCAATATTAGTGCTGCACTGGACTCCAGACTTGACACCCTATTTGGATCACCTCCTGTTGCATGGGAAAACACTGCGTTTACCCCGGTAAAAGATACGCTTTATCTCGGCCAACATATCCTACCAGCTTCTACTATTCAGGCTGGGCTAGGCGTTAATGGGTTAGATGAGCATATAGGTATATATCAGATAGATGTATATGCGCCTAAAGGTAAGGGTCGAGGTGATGCAGAGGCTAAAGCTGATGCAGTTGCTGACCACTTTAAGCGCGGTACGGATTTAGTCTATGGCGGCACTTACGTCAAGCTAGGTAACGTATCAAGAAACGCAGGACTAATGGACGAAGACCGATTCGTCATCTCAATTACTATTAACTACATGGCCCATGTACCTCCGAGGTAAATTATGACTATTGCAACAGGTTCACGACACAATCTTTCCTATATTTTAGAATCAACATTCGGCACAACGCCGTCAAGCCCCGGATTTACGCCTATTCGACATACTGGCACTACAATGGGCCTAACAAAAGAAGCGCTGGAATCCGAAGAACTGCGCGAAGATCGGCAAATAGCCCATTTTCGCCACGGAAATAAGTCCGTTTCAGGGGATATTAACTTTGAACTGTCTTATGGCGGCTTAGATGCGCTACTTGAGGCCGTAATGTGCGGAACTTGGGCAACAAATGTCCTAAAAGCTGGAACAACCCGCAGAAGCTTCACTCTTGAGCGTCATCATCAAGATATTGGCAAATATTTGCGGTCAACTGGTTGCCAATTTAATGCATTTTCGCTATCAGTCGCTCCAAATTCAATGGTCACAGGCTCTTTTGGTGTTATCGGTAAGGGTTTTACAACATCAGCGTCTGCTTTAGGCAGTGCTACCTATAGTGCCGAAACAACGACCGCGCCTTTTGACTCATTTACAGGGTCAATTACCGAAGGTGGTTCGGCTGTTGCCGTTGTTACTGCGCTTGAATTAAGCGTTGATAACGGTATGGAAGCGCAGTATGTGGTCGGCTCTGATGAAACACTTTTACCTTCCATTGGCAAATCAACAGTAACCGGGTCAATTACTGCTTACTTTGAAGATACTTCACTTATCGACAAGTTTATTGCTGAAACTGCCTCTGCAATTGTATTTACGCTGACCGATGCGCTTGGAAATGACTATATCGTGACTTTGCCTAACATTAAATACAACTCAGGTAGCCCAGAGGTTAACGGCCCTGGCGCAATTACCGTGACGTTGGATTTTGTGGCCCTGTATAACGCTGGCGATGCGTCACAAATAAAAATTACGCGAGTTCCAGCATAATATCTCGCTAGACCGGGGTATTTAATAGACCGAGGCCAACTTAACGCACGACAGAGGATTCAAATGGATATTCAGCAATTATATACCGCAGAGGCGCACGAAGAAGGCGCTGAAATACGCATTGTAAGCCCGTTAGACGGCAAAGATACCGACTTTTACATAACCCTACAAGGTGTTGATTCAAAGACGTATAGAACGGCTGTAAGGGCGTATCACAAAAAGCTTATAAATGAAGAAGTGGGCGGTGAAATTGACCTTCTAGTATCCGTTACGAAAAGTTGGCGCGGCCTTAATGATGGCAAAGATGAAATTGTATTTACGCCAGAAAAAGCTAAAGATGTTTATATCAATTCGCCCTCTGTTGCTACTCAGATTGACCAGTTCATTGCTGACAGAACAAATTTTATCAAGGACTGACTGATGAATTAGCCACCTTTGCTAAGTGGCAGTTCTGGGCTGCTGGTTATGACAAAGGCTCCACAGTCAGTCGCATTGATAATCTAAAGCAAATTGCTAAATCCCTTGGTAAAAATCCCAAAGAATTGGATGATGCGCCCAAATTAAGGTCTGAATTAAGCTATTTATGGGCAATATTTGTTTCCCTTAAAAATGCTTCATCCAAATGCATTACTTACTCCGATATTCACGCTTATATGCAAATCTACGGCGATCTCAGTGTCTTTGAGGTTGATGTGGTTTGTCATTTAGATACCCTGCATTCAAGAGAGCAATAATCATGGCAGAGAAAACAACCGCTGAACTGGTAATTAAGGTTGATAGTGATGGCGCTAAACTCGCGGGAGAGAATTTAGACAATCTTACACTAAAAGGAAATAAGGCTGAAAAAGCGGTCAAGCGTGTAGGGAAATCAGCAGGTGCTATTGGTGGCCCCTTTAGAGCCATGCGCGGTTCTGTTCAGCAAGCTTCGTTTCAGCTACAAGACATTGCCGTTCAAGCGCAAATGGGAACCAGCGCCTTTACTATTTTAGGGCAACAGGGGCCGCAACTTGCCTCTGTCTTTGGCCCCGGTGGTGCCGTTGTTGGTGCATTAATTGCTTTTGGTGCAATTGCTGGACAGTTTCTATATAAGGCTTTAACCGGAACTGGCGAGGCAATGAAGGAATTAGCCGAAGACGCTAAAAAATTGCGATCTACTTTCGATGATATAGGGCCAGCGGCGCAAAAATACCAGAAGTTTATGGCAGCCAAAGAAATTAAGGAAGGGACAAAGAACTTAGCAAACCTTAATGCTGAACTTCTTAAAGGCAAGGCAGCAATGGTCACAGGAAGCGCTGGTGTAATGGGCCGTATTACCAATACAAAAAAAGCTACTGAAACAGACGAAGAATGGACTGAAAGATCGTTGTTGTTAAACCAGCAAATCGAGCGTGGCACACTACTGCTTGAAATGAAACAGGAAGCGGTAGACAACTTACGAACTGACACAGAAAAACTGATTGACAAAATTACAGAAGAGATAAGAGTAACAGGCGAGTCGGAAACAGCTATTGTCCAAACAAGCAAAGCATATTTACAAGCCACTAAAGACCAACAAGGAACTATTGATGGTTTAAATGCAGAGCTTGTTAAAAAGAAAGAAAAAGTTGAACTAGACAAGCAAATTGCTAAACAAATAGTTAAAGACGCTGCGGATGCTGAGAAACTAAAAGCTAAACAAAAAGCCGATGCTGCAAAGGCCTTAGAAGAGTCGTTAAAGACTGGGGATAAAGCAAACCTTTTACTGGAAAAAATAGCACTAGAAAATGTCAGTGAACTAGAGCAGCTTGAGGCCCATCTCGTTACTAAAGGCGGTTTACTCTTACAATATTTAGATGAAGGTCACATTACGTTAGAGCAATACTTTATTGCTGATGCTGAACTGCAAAAGACATACGATCAGGCAGAAATAGACGCTAACAAAGAAAAAAACGACAAGAAAATTGCAGATGATAAGGCTTATGCCGATGCTAAGAACTCCTTAGAT